TGCGACCATCATCAAAAACAATCGGGTGGTCACCTTTAAGGTCTACTGCCTTACGGAGTTGGACGATAATGTTCTTGTCTGCTTCACGGTCATCGTCACCTCTCGCACCAACTGCCTCACCGTACATCTGCTTGTACTTTTGAGTGTACTTAGACGGTTTGGTCTTCGCACCCTTATCACCCGGTGCAGTTTTGTATGATGCAGGATCATTATCTGGTTTATCAGCACCTTTCGCAAACTGCTTTGCTCGTGCCTCTTTCTCTTTATCAGAGAGTCCCTTGTAATACTTTTTGGGTTGTGTGCCAGGTAAATCTTTGACATCTGGGTCTTGTGCAACTTTTTGCTCAAACTGTGCGTTGATGTCAAATGCCTCAAACATTGCGTCGAACGATTCGTTCTTACCTGAACGTGCCTTTGCCACACGTTCCATTTCTTTCTTACGAACCTTTGGAAGTAAACGTTTTGACAAAGCACCCACAGCAGACTTTTTCTTTTCAAGCATCTTATCCACCGATATCTTTTGTGTCGTAGACAGGTTTTTATAGTTCGCACCCATTTTGCCCGCAACTTTGCGTCTTAGAATGTTCAGTGCTGCCTTTCGTGCCCGATATGCCAAACGGTCTGGAGGTGCAACACGTTTTGCCTTGATTTTACGGAAACGTGCCAAACGTGGTGCGAGTCGTTTCATCCGACGACCCATCTTTAGACGTTGCTGAAGTGTCAGTGGTTTGCGTTCTTGGAGGTCTTTCTCCTCTTCATCGTCCTCATCGCCCAATTCGTCATCTGGAATTAGAAAGTCCAAAGCAGGAATGTCGGAGTCTTGAGGATCAAGTTCATCAAACTCATCATCGTCATTGGTGTCGATACCAAACAACTCACGGTCTAGTTCATCATCATCAACTTCTAGGTCTGCTTCGGTGAGTTGTAATTCTTCTTTTATTATCTCATTCAGTCCCATAGATTTCTTTACGGCATTGAACATTTCTTCAGAATCAATGCCTTTAGGTGTGCCCTTCTTGAAACTGACCATATCATTATTCTGAACCGCAAGACGCATCTTGCTTGCACTCATGCCAGTAACACCTTCGGAATCAGGGTCTCTTTCCCCTGCCGATTGGACATCAATGCTATTAAATGTATAATCTTTGCCGTTGTATTTGTTAAGCAAACGGTCAAATTCTGGAACACGGTCTGATCCTGCTACCATAATGATATCAGTAAAACCTTCTGTTTGAAGTTCTTTTAGCACATTGATAACAGTCTTCGCATCTGATTTGGTCACCATATTACCAAATGCTTGTTTTGCGAACTTGACTTTCTGATCGTATGAAAGGGGGTCTTTCTTATTTTTTGGATCAATTTGTACAGAGGTATGAGACAAGTAGATTCTTGCAGTGGCACGTTCCTTACGAGCGACAGCATTGATTTTGTCTGCGAGTTTCTTATGACCAACAGTCGGAGGGTTCATCCGACCAAAGGCAAATACAATTTTCTTCACAGGGTTTTCCTTAGACTTACCTGATTACATTACCATCTATTTATACTTTTTGCCATCCCTTGAGGACTTCTGGTGAAAAGTTTGCATAACTAAATTGCAGTCGATCAACCAGTTTGATTGCATTTCCTGAATGATCAATCGCAACATATCCCTCTTGTTCTGTCACTTTGTATCCATCCTTGGTTTTGAGGAATGTACCAATACTTTTTGTTGTGTCCATTTTTTTGATGAATATTGACTTGACTTTTTGGATATCTTTATAAATCGTGAAAATATCGACAAGTGCTTCTGGTTGTGTTACCACCTTTAGCATATCTTCTTTCTTCTGACGAGCAGGTGCTTTGCCTCGTTCAGTCTTCTTTGACTCAATCTGCTCGTCATAATATGTAATCAGATAATCTACTAAGTCACGGACAAACGCACGAGGTGACCCGATGTCTTCTTGATCACGGACTTTGCTATTAATAAATGCCTTGATGCGAGTATTTAAATCATTGTTCTCTGCGATTGCATTCATCACGGATGCATCGACACCTCTGAACTTGCGTCCGATAGTGGACAGCAAACTTGTCACTTCGGTGGTCTCGTCTTCGGTAAAGGTTGCGACACCAGACACATCACGATAGGTTGCGTTATCCATAAACACCGATGATGTCTTTTTGAGTTTGCCCACAATGTCAGCAGTGAAGTCTGCCTTCATTGACTCTAACGACTTACCAGTATACTTGGTGTGCCAAATGACACCAATCTTCGCACGACCAATCTTACCCGCTAAACCAGAACCAACAGGAACCGCATACACGATTGTGTTTGGTTGGAACGTCAGGTTCGATTCTCCATCTATTTTTGTTTTCTTGAGATCAGATTTTGTAAATAAGAGATCACCTTGGATAATGTCCGTGATACCCAACTTTGAAAATTCAGATAGTGCAATTGCAAACTTTGATTTAAGGTCTGTAGGTAGTTCTTTAGCACTTCGTATTTCGCTTTGAGTTTTGTACAATAATGGTTGAACATTGAAGATTCCTTTTTTTGCTACAAAAAATTTCCCATCTCTGGGGTCTATTCCCGCAAATATAGCGGGTGCTCCATCCCACTTCACTGTCGTGTTGATCGGTTGCGTTGCCCGACCTGACATCATATCTCGTAATGACTGTAAAAAGTTGATTGCCTGACGAGTGCCATCCACACCCCCATTGAGAACCAAATCCTCAAGGTGCTCCATGTGAACATTCTTTTCTTCAGACAGAAATGCTTGTAATCTTTGCATCGATACATTTTTCCAATTTATACGAATTGTGAAATTCTACGCCCACCCCGTTGTCGAGGATCAAATCTTCAATGTGCTCCATATGCACATTTTTTTCTTCAGTTAAATATATCATTTTATTAAGAACAAGGGGTCACGGTCTAAATCGTAAGAACTAGCTCTCAGTCTACCGATTTTCAATGCCATGAGGAATGAATACCGTGCCTGAGATTTAGAGTTCGCTTTAATTCGTATTCTAATACTACTATCGCCTACCATAGAGGAAAATCTAGGAACACCAAAGTTCATAGGATCGCTTCCAAGATAATATAATCCCTTCCCTTTAATTTGGATATAATATGTGCTCTTTGAGTTGTAGTATTTTTCAACTTGCTCTGCCGCAAGAGATCCACCTTTGGCTAAAAAGAAATCTTTGAATCGTGCCAAATCCAACTGATATGCGTCTTTTCTTTGTTGTAATCCCGCAGTCGGTGGTAATGTGAATTTTGCAGGTGGGGTTTCTTTTGGTTTCCACTGATCATTTGTCTTTCCAATAATATTAAACTCTTCAGCAATACCTATCATTGTCATTGCTGCTTCTTTGGTATTGGAAGATTTTGTCTTATCAATATAGAATTGCTTTAATGTTGTATCGAAATCCATATTCAACTGAGCAAAGTCAGCAGATAGTTTTTCCTTCAACTCAAATTTAATAGGGCTAGTTTGACTTGGTAAATATAGTTCCAAATCTGCCTTTGCGTTGTCTGCACCCGCCGGATCACCTGTGCGAAAACCTTGATCTCGCAATCGCTTGATCAAGTCAATTTCATATTGGAACCCTGCATTCTGGTTAATTGGTGCACCAGTGTCGTTTGTAAGGGCTTGGGTATCTTTTATCTTTGCCATGCACTTATTTATATTCTTCAATGAACCCTTTTGCAAGCACCCCCTCTAGTTGGTACGCTTCCTTCTCATACCAAAGGTTCAAATACTCCTCTTGTGTTTTGTATTCCATCTTACCGTCAATAGCAAGTTCTTTTCTGGCGTATTGTTTGATGTGGACGCATTCGTGTGCGAGTGTTTCTATCAGTGTGTAAGTGTCGATGTCTTCTTTGACTTCAATGACAAACTCTCGTGGGGTGACTGCTAAACAATAACCAAGTGCATCACAATCACCTTCAATTTGGATGCAAACATCAAGTGTCTTCATTCGGGGCATCAACTTGCCAATGCAGTAGTTGACAACATTCTCTGCCAAACGGCAAGTCTCTTCGTTTTCACCCCAAGCAGCCACTAGATTCATTTCCACACCACCTTGTTCAAGTCTCTGCCACTCTTGCTCACCACAACAAACTGATGGACACCAGTGCAACGATCAACCCACTGAGGTAAAATACAAACATTCTGAGCAACAGTTTGGGCGATCATTGGAAATCCATCATTGAAAAAAAACATTGTATGGCGAACCTGTTTTGCGGGTTTGTGCCACAACTTCACTAAACCACTTGTTTGAATCATAATAACTTCTCCTAACCAACGAGAGAAGTATCTCATATGATTTCAACAAAAGATATTAGACATTAGTCTAATACGATCACAGTTCAGTAATCTCGCCCATCGTTTCAAACTTACGAAATCTTTTTGAAAAAGACTTTGCAACATCAAAAATCTTGACTTGACCGTCTATTGGTTGAAATGCTACCAACTTACCAGACTTCTTGTGGACATAGTAAGTGTGAGGTAGCAAATCCTTGGTAGTCTCTTTCAAGACTTGAATCATAACTGATTCTCCCGCTCGACATCTTCTGCCATGATTTTCAAACCCATCAACCCATTGTATGCTTGGGTCAGGTATGGATCAATCTCACGTTTCTCAACGTGGTCAGTGAGACTCCACTCAACCTTACGCTCCAACATTGTTTCAATCTCTTCGATTGCTTCAAATACTTCTTTCATTACTCAACCTCATATAGTCCAGGAAGTCCTGTAAGTTCTGGGTATTCTTTTACAATATCTCTAAGGTCAATACCACTTGGAACAGGCATATCCAATACTTCACGGCAAACCATTTCCCATAATTGCTCGTGTCCAATTGCCGTTGGTTTTGCAAATTCACGAATAAAATTTTCAAGTGTTTCTACCCGCAACTGCAACTCTTCAATTTCGTTCATTACGCACACTCCTTCATTTCTTTTCGTACCTGAGCAATCTCTTCAATATTTTTGATTGCCCGCATACGAATTTCCATCTCAGTTGCCTTGATGTTTTCATATTCTGCGACCATCGCAAGTGCAAGTTCTATTTCTGCACGATTGTCACAAGTATCGATCAACTCAACACGACCATCGTAGTCCATGCTTGTTTCAAAGGGAATGTATGCTTCATCGCCTTCGCGACCAAACTCAGCACCGTCAGTCTCAACTTTGATGGTGTAACCTTCAAACAGATACATGCCGTTGGTAGGATGGGTAATCGCACCCTTGGCAATCACTTTACCTTCAATGTAAGCACCTTTGCTACCACGGAAATCGTAACCACGGATAACCATTCCAACTTCTGCAAGATTTTCATATTTCAACATAACTTTCTCTCTCTCAATCAACATGTACATTATTACAAAAAAAGGGGGTCTTGTAAACCCCCTTTGCGAAACTTTTATTTGTAAGTAAATCAATCAGTTGAAGGATTATTGTAGAGAAGTTCCCAAGTTCCATCTAAATGCTCAACGAGTGCCGTGCAGTTTGTGACCCAATCTCCACAGTTCATGTAAGATTCTTTGATCTTGGGCGAATGGGTGTGCCCTGTGATAGCACAGTCATATCCCCGTAAGTTGATATGTTTTTTGATAACGTTTTCAGTTCCAAAAATTTTATACATCCTATTAGTGAATGAACTATTCTCTTCTTTATGTGGAATATAATCCCAAATATGGGCAAAGAAATTGATTATAAATGATGGAACCTTCATTGTAAGATCGTAATGATCCCCATGAGTAACAAGATACTTACGTCCATCAATGCCGAAATAGTCACAAGAATCGACAATTTGGCATCGACCAAACTGGAAGTCGTATTTGAAAAACGGTCTAATAAACTCGTCGTGATTGCCAGCAATGTAATAAACATTCATCCTCTCCGATAATTTTAGGATTTTACGAATGACTTCTGTCTGAGTTTTAGTCCAATAATGTTTGCGTCTGAGTGCCCAACCATCAACAATATCCCCAACCAAATACAAGTTCTCAGCAACAAATGAATCTAAGAATGTGTGTAATCGCTTTGCTTTACACGACTTGGTTCCTAGATGCACATCGCTGATGAAAACCGATTTGTATTTAGGTTTTGCTATCATATTTTCAGAGAACTGAAGTCCCGTCTTTCGTTGTTACCGACTGTATTTAGAGGTTTGTCTGGTATTCCCGCACCTAAAATATCATCCTGTGCACCTTCTTCGGCATCAAACAATCGCATCTTAGAACGGTCAATCCCAACAACAAACCGCTTATTAGACCCCGGATCAGAATATCTATTTTTGAGTTGCTTGATCATTATTTGATCAAGGTCTTCCAATTCTTCAGTGCTGATCATTGCCAACATTAGGTCTGCGGTTGCGGGTAGACCGAACGACTCTGAGACATCTTCCATCCCTGGGTCTGAGTTACTATATCCACTTCTCGTTGTCTGAGTTGCAGAAACAATTGGTATGTTCTTTTCAACTGCGAGTCCTCGCAACTCTTCTGCGATTGCTTTGACATAGGTGTATGAGTTGACATTGCTTCCTGCCCGTATTCTTTGACTCATACAGATATTGAGATAGTCAACATAGATGATATCTGGTGTAAAGTTACGCTTCAGTCCAAGTTCGTTCACCAAATGACGGAAGTGCCCAACGTGTGCTGATGCAGTTGGGTATTCTTTGATAATCAGTTTGCCAAGTGTTTTGTCTCTGACTCGTTTGACTTTTTTGGTATACATTTCTTTCGGGAGCGACTTGAGATCATCGAGCGAAACGTTGAGCAAGTTTGCATCAATTCGTTCTGCAATTTTCTCCTCTGACATTTCATTTGTGATATAAAGTACATTCTTCCCATCCATAAGGTTCGCAGATGCCATATGACACATCGCCAAGGATTTGCCAACACCCGTACCAGCAAGGATAATATTGAGCGACTTGCGTGGTATACCACCTTTAGTAATTTGATTGAGAAGTTCGATATCAAACGGTATCCTTTCCTCTTTTCTGTGATAAAATTCATAACGTTCTTCATAGTTCTCAAGAAAGTCGTGACCAATATGTGTGTCAAAAGACACGGACAATGCTTTAGTGAGAATATCAGGTATCGCACCCTTTCCTTGTTCTTTGTCTTTACCGTCGATAATGTGGATGCTTTCCATGATTGCGTTATAAACTGCTTTCTCTTGACAGAAAGTTTCAGTTTGATCAAGCAACCATTCTTTTTGGACTTGCTCCTCGATGGTTAGATTTTGAACTATTTTAGTCGCATTCTGAAACTCACCATCAGCAATCTTTTCATCCTTGTCCAACTCAATGAGTAACGACTCACGAGTAGGAACAGTATTGTATTCGTTGACGAAATCTACAATCTTGTCGAGTAGAAGTCGCTCTGTTGATTCGCTAAAATATTCTGAACTAAGAAAGGGTATGACCTTGCGGGCATAGTCCTCATCATTGATCAGATGCTTCAGTATCGTCGTTTCTATTCTCGTGGTAATCAATGGATGCCTCAATCAATTCAACTAAAATGTCACCAACCAGTGTCTTGAACTCTTCGTAATCTTTACCCGTCAAGTTCTCGACATCAGTGTCAATTGGCTCCAACACATCATATTCAAAGGATAGCGTTGCACCCTCATCTTCATTACTCTCGTGGAAATTAATCTTTCCATACTTGTAGACAAGACCTTCGTACTTGCCTTCGGACAACATCACTGCCCATTGATCTTCAGCATCTTTGTGTTCAATCAGTGTGTACTTCATCTTGCTCCTCTACGATTTCATTGCCATACATGTATTCGTTTCGGGCAGCATCATCTAATTGCTTCAGTACATCATCGGTGAAATACTTTATGGGTTCCTTCATGATTTGCTTGCCGAATACCTTTGTCCCATCTGGCATCTCGTATCGTGTGGATACCTTTTTGAAGATTCCATACTTCTCTGCCAAGTCAAGCAAACCGTAGTATCGGTCAAGACCCTTGGTGTGAGAGACAAGCACCTGAACTTCCTTGTTCTCTTGAGTAAATCGTGACTTGTGCATCCTTGCTTTGACGATGTTTCCAATGACTTCTGTACCATCCTTTTCCTTCTTCTTTGACAAGTAGACAACTGTAGACGACACATACTTCAGTCCAGAACCACCCGACATTTCTTTTGTTGGGATGTAAGAACCCACAACATCGTACACATGATTGGTCACCAACAGTGGCACATTGACTTTTGCTAACTTGAGACCTAGCACACGGAATGTTGCTTTCAGCACTTGTGCCTTGGTCATGTCTCGTGTCTCGCTTCCTGCCGATGTGTCTTCAATCTCTTTGGTGGTAGACAACTGACCCAAGGAATCTAAGACCATCATCATTGGGGGTGGGTCACTATGCTGTGAATAGTTTTCCACAACTTGAAGTGCGTGGTGACGGAACTTCTGAATTGTTTCTGGTTCTGCGATGATGACACGATTGACATCGATGCCTCGTTGTTCCATCATTGACTTTGTGACTGCTGCTTCGGTGTCGTAATAGAAAACTGCCGCTTCGGGGTTGTCATCCAAAAACTGTTTGACGATACCCATCACAAAGAATGTCTTACCTGTTGCTGACTCACCTGCGAATGTAGTGATCTTGTTGTTGGGAACTCCCCCAAAGATACTGCCACTGAGTGCGGCATTGAGGATGTATGAACCAGTATCGACTGTACCCGAAAACTCCGATGAGTTTGACCCATCTGCAGCAATGTGGGTATCGGGATCGCCAATCTGCTTTACCATATCACGAAAGAAACTACTCATAAAATCTCCATTAAATTTTAGACATTATACCAATAAGTAATTGTTTTGTCAATCACTTTTTATTTTGACTGTGCCAGTATTACCACTAGAATCTTTATATGTCTGTACTGACCATTTTTGGGGACGTTTAATTTTTACATCACTTTCAAAGTTGTCGTCAGCATTGGTAGCACTAAACCACTCCTCTGCTTCAACGTCATAATCTGGGTTTGGTTTTGGTTTGGGTGTAATTGGGGATTTAATTGGTTTTATATCAAGTTCAACAACCTTGCGTTTTTCAAACTCATCACGGAGTGTCATATTTGCCGCAATCACCAATAGAATTGCCAGTGGGTCAAAAACAAAGATAATCACAATAATAACCCAACGAACCGCACGTTCTAAGTCAGCATCTGTAAACAACAAATCCGCAACATATCGGATCGGTCCAACCTCAACTTCAAATGCTTTGACTTGTAATTGAAGTTTTGATTGCTCTTCTTGTAACCTTGCAATTTCCTCACCCGATGTAGACACCGCAAGGTTCAGTGCATCACGTTCTGGTTTTTGCTCTTGCCTTGCTTGTAATCCTTTGGTGACTGCACCCAACTCTGTGTATCTTGCCAAAGCATCATCAAGCAAATCCAACGCACCTTGATTTCGTATAATGTCTTTTTGTTCTCTGTCTATCTGAATTTGAATCAATTCAATTTGGTTTTCAATAACGTTCAGGTCACCTGTCTGTTCAATGTGTGCTTTTGATAGAAATCCAAAGATACCCATACTTGTAATGAACATCAAAACAAACACCGCAATAGTCAGATACGACTTGAGTAAAAACGGAGTTCTACTCCAGTTTTGATACAACCAAGATGCGGTCAATACCTTACCAACCTCAAGCACCCCACCCATAATTGCAATTGCAACTGCTGATGCCGAAAAGATTGCCATCAATCCGATAATCGAATACCAAGCAGCAACTGCCGAAATTGCTAAAGCAACAAACAATGTTAGGTATCCAAAAATCATTCTCGTGTGATCTCCAACACACGGTCAATCTGTGCCTGAACCTTTTCTGCTCTTCCTGGCCAATAGATGTATTCTTTATCTGCCGTCTTCAAAAGGTTGACGAGAAGTGGCATGATAATCTTTTCAAGGTCTGTAATCTTTTCCTCAAGATCACCGACCCTCCTATCTTTCTCTGCCTCAATTTCCTGAATCTTTTGTTTTGCTTCAACGGAAATACTCTGTTCAACTTTTTTGATTTGACCTTGATATTCTTCTTCACTGACTCCAGTGAAACCAAAGTCATAATCAAGGTACTCTGATGGAATGTCCTTCACGAGAAGAAATCCTCCAATGATGCTGATTTTTCTACCTTCCAATCAATGGTGTCGAGTATGACCTTCATTGGTTCAAGGAATGCCTTCGTAAACTGCGTATCGTAATCTATGTATTCCTGAACAGAAAACTCTGGTGGTAATACATTAGGGACTGAAATCACATTCTGCTTCATAGGATTTGGCATACGCAAATAGCAGAACTTGATTTTCTCACCCTCGTTTATCAACTCATACTTCTGCGTCAGTTTTTTCTCCGTAATCTGATGATTGAAAATCAAAGAACCTCGCACATGAATTGGTGTGTTTTTTCTAAAAAGTGTCGCACTATCTCTATATTTATGGATCATACTAACCCCTCTTGGGAATGCTACTTCCTCAAACGGAGACGACGAGAACTTGCGACGAAACTCTGCGACAAACTCTTGGAGTTCGGACTCACTACCTTCCATCACAATCTTCAAAGCATCACCAATCGCAGAACGACATATGCCCGGTGTAGATGACTTGACTGCTTCAATACCCATCATCTTCAACTTGGGTTCTTTGTATTTTACACCCTCGTTGTCCCACACGTTCAGAATGTATCTCTTTTTCGCAGTCCAAATGCCACGCTCTGCGATTGCTTCTCGCTTCATTGACATCTTCTGCGAGTAGGCATTCATACCTACAGCAAGTTCTTGATAACAATTATCAATAAAAGGTTCAATCTTCTGTCGAGCAACCCTATCAAGAAAGTCCACGCATTTCCTCTTATAGTCACTCTCCGATACAAACTTTCCTTTTTCAAGAACCTTAGATACCAACCCATCAAAAACAATGTATAACGAATCTGTATCTGACGCAACCACATAGTCCTTACCCTTTGTCTCAAGTATCTTGTTAAGATACTCATTCATCTTGCGCTCAATCCAACGAATTGACAACTGCCCACCCATCGTAATCGCAGTTGCTTGTCGGATATCAAAGAAACGGAAGTATTCGTTTCCTAATGCACCGTAGGCAGAGTTCAACTGTACTTTCTTTGCTAACTGTAAGTTTTTGTACTTACTAATCTCATTGACTAACTTGCGTTTACGTTGTGTGTCAGTTTCTTCTTGAAGAGCAGATTCTGCCTCAAGCATTGCCTTCTTTGCAATCACTCGTTCGTCATACATTTTCTGCATCATTTCAGGTAGGAAACCTTGAATGTCTCGACGGAAGCACTGACCATTCGCAGTCATCACCTTATCAACATCAATCTTTGGGAACTTACCATTCACCATCTCATCAATGTGTAACGAATATGGAATGTCGTCAATCAATGTTTCGGGTGAGATGTTATACTGCATAATCAAGTGAGGATACAGAGAGTTCAAGTCAAACGACATAATCCAATCGTGCTTACCCACTTGCGGGTCTTTCACATACGCACCCACATACTGTGTGTCTTTGCCAGTAAATCGTTTAGGTGAAACCACAATACCTTTTTTCCACAAATGATTGTGAATGAGCACATCCCACATCCGAACTTGAGTGTAGACATCACTATAGTTTACCTTGGCATCATATGCAAGTGCTAGTGCCATGTCAATGAGTTTCATCTTCTCATCAAGTTTGACAACCAACTCAACATCCTTGATGTTGTACTCAATGAACTTTTGATGGTTCTCAAGATACAATGTCTGTAGTGTGCCGTATTCAGAGTAGTCAATCTTCTTTTCACCCAACTCAACAAAACCAATGTGGTCTAGTCGATAGGATTCTTGCTGTGAGTATGTGAACTTACGATACAAGTCGAGATAGTCTAAAGTCGAGACACCGACAATGTTGTACGACTGTTTCATTCGACCTTGGATTTCTCGTTCGTTCTTATCGAGCAAACCCCACGGAGAAAGTTGTCGTGCCTTCTTGAAACCAAGTTTGTTGCTGATGCGATTGACCAAATACGGAACATCAAAGAAAGTACAGTTCCAACCAGTAAGAATATCTGGGTCTAGTCGAGTCCACAAGTCACCAAACTTTAATAGTAAATCAATCTCGTCTTTACAGACAATCTCAACTACATCATCCCGATGTACAACATACTCACCATAGTGCAACACATAATACTTACCATCAACAGTAATTGTGATTGCCGTAATAGGTTGTTCAGCATCTTCGGGTTTTGGAAATCCTTTGTCACTACCAACCTCGATATCAAGATAGGCAGTAACAATCTGTGACCGTTCGTAGTCAACACCATCTATCCAAGTTTCGTTAATATAAGCATACTCAAACTTTTCAAGACCGTAGATTTCAAATCCACCAACATCTTTGTATTGCTTAATGAAGTTCCGTGCGTCACGGATTGAACCCTGCTCGACAGGTGCGAGTGACTGACCCTCAATAGATTTCCATTCACCTTCGTGTGAGGGAACGAAAAGTTTTGGGTTGTATTGAACCCTGTGCGAGAATCGCTCACCATTTTTGCGACCTCGCACGAGGATATGATCTCCAATCAAATGTACATTTGTATAAAACATGATGTAGATTATACTTTAGTTAGTGTTCAATGTCAAGCATTGATTCCAGTTGAGTATTCAGTTTTGCCATTAACACGAGTCGCAGTTAGAATTGACTTACGATTAGTTCCATCAGTTTTGTATGATACATGAACCCAACCACTATCAGGCACACCAGAAGTGTAAAACTCCAGAATGAGCTGATCAAATTCAAGATTGTCTCTAATCCATTCAGCAAGTTCCGCATTAGGAGTCCCTGGCACTTCGATGTCTGCCGCTTCACCTTTGCAATGCTGAGATCGAGATGATCCTCCCACAGCAGTATTAAGGTCAGGAGAGCGATACCCGGAGTTAATAACAGTAGGACCAAAATGGTCACGAACTGGTTGAACCACCTTTTCAAAAAGTGCAACTGCTGCATCCATATGTTCTCCTTTTGGAGCATTATCAATACCTTTGCGTTCCGCAGTTTGTGATTTAGTAAATTCTACCAGTGAGAAATTCTTAGACAGTTTCATTTTTTCTCCTATAAAAAGGGGTGGAAAACCACCCCTATTTAGAACGATTACTGCTTTTTCACAAAGTTGTAAAGTTCCTCTGCCTTTTCCATAATTTCTTTTGGTTGATACATCTTTGGAGTGTATTTCTGAATCACTTTCTCAAGTTCTTCACCCGCAAAATGTTCTTGTGCTTGATTTACCATAGTCCAAAAGACTTGTTGCTGTTGATCGTAGGCACGATCAGCAAGTTCTTTTGCCATAGCAAGTACATCGAAACGCAGTTCATATGGATTTTTATTAGACATAATAGTCTCCTTGTGTGTTTATGTGTGTGTGATAAAAATCACAGTGTTTCTTGGAGAAACTCCAAGTCTTTTTGACCAATACCGATTTCAATCATTTTTGGTTTCTTCTCATCTGGCAGTACAACTTCCAATTCAATTGAAAGCATACCATCCGACAAATCTGCACCGACTACATCAACATGTTCTGCGAGTCGGAAAATCTTCTCAAATGATTTTGTGCTGATACCTTTATGTAAGTATTCGGCATCTGTGTTGTTTTCTTTTGATGCCTTGACGATAAGGTCACGGTCTTCCCAGATGATTTCAATATCACCCTTAGAGAAACCCGCAACCGCAAGTTCAATCGCATACCGATTGTTGCCTTGCTTGATAATATTATATGGGGGGTAGTTTGAATCCTCTCTCCGCAGTTCTAACTCATCCATCAACGAGTCAAATCCAACAAAATGGCGAGGGAATATAGAATGTAATCTTGTCATGTTTATCTCCTTTTCAGCAAGATTGTTGTGCGACCCATTTGGCATCGCACCATTATTTATACAACTATTTTCTACGTCCAATATTATACTTTGGTTCTAGTGTCCATTCATTTTTATCTTTGTGTGCAATCACCTTGATTTGAGACAATGGTGCTTGCGGAACAATATATGAGTCCTTGATCATTACATCAACAAGTCCCCACTCTGCAAGTAATTTAACTATTGTATTTCGTCTTGCTTTGTCTTCATCGGAAAAGTTTGTCGGTTTACCATCGAGTGCAAACAGTTCTTTAAAGTGCACAATGTAATATCTACCTTGCTTATGCAAAATATGACACGACTGAAACAGCACATTATCTTTCTTTGCGGCAATACCAATTCTAGTCAAGGTTTCTTTTACCTTGAGAAAATCATCCGATTCCTTCAATTGGACTTCAACAAGTTCATCAATGTTGACAGTCATTTCACTTTCCACCTTTTTCTAATTTTTCTCTCATGACCGAAAGCATATCATCTGTCAAAATTCTACCGTACTCTCTTGCTTTCTGAAGAGAACATTGATGGTATTCCATGATGATTTCTAGGTCATTATCTGTGTTATTTTTCACCCACTTCGCAAATCTTTTGCGAGGTCTAACACTATTTAGAAAATACTCATATTGTAGTTTTTTGTCGGCATCTTGACGCATATTCATCTCATTTGCCAACAGTACGGTGTCAATGAAGTAAGACAGAGACCGATTGGTCAGAAAGGGTTCGTATGCCCGTTCTGCCAACTCGTCATTTTCTGTATCCCGCATCATATTTTCTTTTGTCTGATTGATGCTCTTCACATAGTCGAATGCATCACTCATTTGAAATCACACTCCACCATGATTTCGGTCAGACAGGCAACCAAGTTGATTTCTTGGTCCACCACAAATGCTGACTTGTATTGGTAGTCGGCAATGATTGTGACCAGTTGTGGAATCGATTGTGGTTGAAGAAAGTCAGATGCGCTGTCGTAAATCTTACGAAAGATTGTACTCACATCGTTGTGGATATTTGTTGCTACCCACTTTCGCATATTGGTAAACTCTTTATCTCGCAGTGACTTTACCAAGTCGCTGATTGAAACATCACCCACAGAAGAGAGGATACCAACATCAATTTGACCACCAGTTCCATAACGCTGAAGTTCATTCAGAATCCTCCGATTGTCAGGGAAATATTTCTTGATGACTTCTGCCAAGACTTGATTGTCAAACTCGACATTCTCCATCTTGAGAATTTCTTTACATCGCTTGTAAAATTCTGCCGCCATCTCTGTAACTTCCGACTTCGGTATTGTAAAATCTACAACCGAACAACGAGAGTGTAGAGGTGCGATGATTCGGTTCTTGAAGTTACATGTCAGAATGAACCCACAGTTCTTTGAGAACTCTTCCATAAAGTTACGGAGTGCAGGTTGAGTTGACTGTGGGTTGAGATAATCTGCCTCATCCAAAATAACATACTTGCGACCACCTGACAAACTGACAGTAGAGGCAAAGTTCTTTATTTCGGTTCGCAGAGTATCAATGTTTCCATTCATCGAACCATTGATGGTGATGTAAGTACAACCCATCTCATTCAGCATTGCCTTGGCAATCGTTGTCTTACCGACACCCGCACCACCACTCAACAGTAGATTGGGAATGTTATCTTGGTTGACAAACTCTTGGAATGTTCTTTTTAGTTCATTCGGTAGAATCGTCTCAGCAACAGAGTTGGGGCGGTATTTCTCCACCCATAGAAAATCTTCACGCATTTCATAATCCTATCAATCAGTTGTCGTAAGTAGAACCCACTTCGTTTGCCACCCAATACTGAACAGTATCGTCGTCATTAGTGAAGTGTGTAATACCTTTCTCACTGACTGAAACCAAATAATCAGTTAGGATAAGTTTTAGATTTTCTACTTTGTAAATGAAACGAAACGTCTTGTTTGTTTCGCCAACTTCATACGAGTATGCATTTGAAGTATCGTTCTTGGTGTTCGTCGCACCAACACGGATTGAACTACCGTCACCTTGAATGATGACTTCTGGCAGACCCAATACATTTGCTGCTTGAAGCACAGACTTCAATGTCTTTGCTGACAACTTGAATTGAACCTCAACACTTGGAAGATTCAAATCCTTTTTGGGGGCAGTCGTAATCATTGACGGATCGGCATAGAAGTACCGAATCGAACCAGAACCATTCTTTGCGGTGAGACTGCTCTCTCCAAAATCAAAGTCAGGGTCATCAAGTAGAGACACTGAACCCAAGAATTGGTTCAAGTCATAAATCGCAAACTGTCGAGGGAATGATTCATCGACTTTTGCTTTCGCAATCAGCGTCTTTCCCTCTGTGACAGTTCGCAAAACACTACCCTCATTGAAGAGTAGTGAGTTATTGATACCTGAGAAATTCTTCAGAATCTCATTGGTGCGTTGTGATAATTTCATAATCTAATACTTCCTTCACTTTTTACTTTTCAATGATGCGGGATCAGCAGTTGCCGATGCTCCGACAGATGCGATTGCTTGTAGCGAACCGCCAAATACATAAGAACCAACATGACTCAACTCCATCCACGGGCACATCCAAACAGCAATACCTGCCTTTCTTGCCCACTGACAGAACATATAATCTTCTGACAAATAACGTTTTGTATCTTCGTCAATCACGGTATCAAAGTATGCCATGATTTCACGAGAACCATCAAAGTGCTTAGTACGAACATGGTCTGGTTTATAACTATACTCTGGATAAGCATTAGCAAATTTCTCAAATGCTGAACGTTGCACCATCATAAATCCAGTGCCACCTTCCATCACCTCAACAGGTTCATCAAGACGCATTTCAACTTGACCCGCCACAGGGTTGAACACATAGTCACCAACCAATTGATCTAACTTGTTTGGGTCATCGTCTGCCCATCCTTTATCCACTGCCATCTTGATTTTTTCCCAAGCAATGGTTTTCTTTGGATAGGGACCGCACATGATTTCTTTCTTTTCACCATCAGGTGCATCTGGGTCCATCAATGCCATGAGTGCCATGACATCATTTGGGTCAAACCCAATATCAGAGTCAATAAACATCAGGTGCGTACAATCTGATCGCATGAACTCATCAACTAGATAATTTCTTGCTCTTGTAATGAGTGATTCGTTGAACAGATAAAAGAAACGAACTGACACACCATACTGTGTTGCCATCATTGCTAGATCAGCAGTGGACTTTGTGTACATACCTGCACACTGACCACCGTACATTGGAGTTGCAATGAATAGTTTACGCTTTCGCAATTCATCCAATTCAACTGTGACTTCAATTGCCATTATATATCCTCATTGTATGACATAAAAAAGTGGGGGCATTGCACCCCCATGCGGTTTATTTATACTCATTAGAAGGGAACATCACCAACTTTTTCTTCTGTTGATTCTTCAACTTCATCTACACCTTCGTCAATCTTGGTGTAGAGTTCACGGAATGCCGACTTGGTTTCTTCATCGAAACGATTGATACACATGTCGATTGACTTCATGCGATCATCAAAGATTGCAAATGCCTTTGAGATGTGAACCAAACGACGAGTCGAAATCAGTTCATCAATCGCACCATCGTAGTAAGTCTTACGGATGATGTCTGCCCAATCGACCAACTTCTCAGAGAACTCAATGTCAGTGACACCCAAGTCAGCAAAGACACCTTTGAGAATCCTCTTCTCAATCGTAACCGATGGATATTCTTGCTCGACTGTGATTGGGAAACGCTCAAGGAATGCTTCGTTCATTACGTTAGTTCCGATGAAACGTCCATCGTCAGAACCCTTACCCTTGGTGTTCGCAGTGGCAATGATTTGGAATCCTTGCTTTGGTTTGACCAACTCACCTGTCTTCTTGACAAAGTAAGGTTTACCCTCAAGCACTGACTGAAGACACATAATCTTCGCAGGGTTTGCAAGGTCAATCTCGTCAAGCAGAAGAACCGCACCTCGCTCCATTGCCTTGATGACGGGACCTTTGGCATACTTGGTCTCACCATTGATCAAACGGAAACCACCCATCAAATCATCTTCATCAGTTTCAGCAGTGAGGTTCACACGAATCATTTCACGCTTCGATTCAGCACAAGACTGTTCAACCATGAACGTCTTACCATTACCTGACAAACCAGTAATGTAGCAAGGATAGAACAGACCAGATTTGATGATCTTCGCAATGTCTGCATACTGTCCGAACTTGACGTAGAGTGCGTCACGCTCTGGAATCAGAGATGTGCTATCAAACTCTGTCTGTGCGTTTGGATTGAACGGAATCACTTCTGCTGTCTGTGCCATTGCAACTGTTGCACTTGGTTGAGGTTGTGGTTCAAGACCCAGAACCTCTGGAAGTTTGAACATGCCGTGACCGACACGATACTCTTTTTGCTTCAACCAGTTTGGTTTCTGCATACCGATTTCATCAGCAAGGGTATCAATCATACCACGACTCATAACAGCACCAACACCGTAACGGGCAGATGCCTCTTTCACAAATTTCAATTGGGATGGACGCATGGTCACTCCTTTCATAATGTATTTCTCTCAACTCAGACTAGATTGTCTCATGGATTGGGGGTCTGAGTCAACCCCCTCGCCATTGTATTTTTCAATCTAAGCAACCTTCTCAATAAAGGAACTCAATATCTTACGAGATGTCTCACGACCTTTGTTTGCCTTGAGGAATGCTGACTTGATAGCACCCTTCTTTGCACCCGACTCCACTTTCTCCATTGAAGAGTTCGCAGTGTGAAGTTCGTTGCCACCCGCAATGATGTAGTTCTCAGTGAACCCTTTATTGCGAATGATCAATGCTTTCTCTTTGGTGAACTGCTTACAAGCAGTCTCAATCTCGTGGTAGCGATCATATGATTCCTGACCACGAATGCCGTGACGAGACTTGTAAACACCGTGGAAGTTTCGCTTGTTCTTGTTGATAATGTGGAATCCGATGACTTCTGCCTGAGTGCGGTCACGCAGAATGTTCAAAAGTGTTTCGGTCTGATTCCACCCACCCGCTTGACCTTTGTATTCTTTGCGAGTCTTAGGATCAACATAGACAATCTGATACCTGTAATCGCTTAGTCCAGTAATTTTGCCATTTTCATCAAGATATTCACCAACAGGATGACTATCACCATCTGTGATGAACACTGTGTTGACGACTTGAAGATTGTTTGCCTTCTTGAAGTCTGGAACCAAGTCCAATGCCAACACGATTGCATGGTTCATCGGAGTGCCACCCAACATAAACTGTGTACCGTATGGGGCAGGTGGTGTCTCTGCTTTGTACCCACGATAGTTTACGAATGACTTGGCAACTAGAAGTAACAACTTGCAAGCAGTGTCCATCTCCCGCTTGTTCATATCAGAAGACAAAAACTCTAGAAGAGTGATTCTTCGATCAAGATAGAGGTCATGCGGTTTGTAACCAAGTTCTTCAAATTTCACATCACACGCTAATCGATCAGAGAATGCGTACACATGGAATGGAATGTTCACTTTCTGACAGAACAATGCGAGGTTGATTGCCTGTTCCATCATTCCGTAAATGTGCTCACAGATAGAACCCGACCAATCGAGGAACATCACCAAACCGTGATTCTTACCACCAGTAACATTTGCAACACGGGCAAACACATCGTCACTGAACTTGTAAGAGTGGAGTTTGTTGACATCAAGCACACCTGACTTTGCAGTAGAAGTTCGCTTGTATTCATCAGCACGTTTCTTCATCTCAAACTCTTTGGCAAGATATTGAACTGCCTTGGTGTTGTCTCGCTTGAATGTTGCCAACAACTTGTCACCCAAGTCGGAGTTTGCCATATCACCACGGATAGTGGTTGGTTGTTTTGAGTAGTAGAACTCAGACAACTCGCTAAACACTTGCTTATAAGGAACGATGAACTTGCCATATGGAAGTTTTGGAAGATTGACATATTTCCAATCTTTTGCTTCCTCATCAACCAATGCTTCTTCATTCTTGCGGAATGCTTCATCGGTCTTTGAACTGAGAGCATCCAAACCGAACCCACCCTCTTGACCATTTGTGGTCTTTTCTGCAGGTTTCTCTACTTGCTCTTCTTCTTCATTCCCAACCTCAGATTCTCCTGAGTCCTCTGCCTCTGCCTTATCGTCTTCAGATTCTTTCTCCTCAGAATCTTGCGTCTCGCCACTTTCAGAACTCTCATCTTCTTGTTCTCCTTGGTCTTGTGGCATCTCCATCTGCTCACCGTCATCCTCTTCACCACTCTGTGGTTCGTTGAATGATGATTGGTCAGTCTGAGACTCTTGCTCTTCTTGCTTCTCTTTCATGAACTCATAAATGCGAGTCGCAAGATCAACAACATCATCAAAGGTTACCAAGTCATCACACGCATCAACAAAGACTTGCTCTTCAGCATCGAACTTGATGGTGCTGAGTGCACCCAACTTTGTGTGAATATTGATACGGTCAATAAGATTTAGGGTGTCGAGATCAACGTCTTTGATTCCAAAGAAATCACGGTCGATCAGTTCACGATAACCCTTGTAAAAGTCACGCTTGATACCAGGGAACTTTGCCTTGATCATGCGTTCAATACGAGCATCTTCGATGACATTCAAGAATCCTTTGAACGTAGCACCCTTCTCGCACACAGCACCGTGCCACCCCTGTTCTGGGGTGTGTAGTGCGTGAGATACCTCGTGAGCGATTAGAAGGTTGTAGAGTTCGTTGGTCATATCCTTCCAGATAGGAAGGTTGACGATACGATTCTTGAGATCAAAGTATGCGGTAGGAATCTTTTTGTGCTCAACCCTGACATTCTCAGTGGCAAGCAATTTGGTCAGAATCTCTTTACTCATACTTTCTCCTCATTACGATAGTAAGTATAAGCGATTATGGGGGTAGAGTCAATCCGTTTGTTTATAATATTTATTTCTTAGAAATCAAATGCTTATAACATTTTGTTCAACAAATTCTACCCAATATATTCATGTGCGTAGCATAATCTTCCAGAGTGTTTCAACAGGTACTCTTTACTGTACTTCTTGCTCTTGCGGGGATTCGGTAACGCATTCTCACGCACCATGTAATCTCCCCGTGCTTCTTTATTATGTGCAGTCGGTCTCCACTTTGCGGATTGCTCTCGATACTCACCCATCCTTGGATGTGCTGTCTTACTAAAGAACCGTTTATTAGTTTGGATGTGGATTTCACCTAACGCATCAGAGATTCTAACACCGATGCCCATTCCTTGAAAATCTGGCAACATAACAGTCCTATGCTCTCGCCATGCGTTTCGCATCGCATTAGGTTGTGCTATTGAAGAAGCAAATCCAACGGGAGTGTCGTTCCAGACTGCGATCCAACACCGTGCACTTTTATTAATGTCTTGTGTGAGATAGTGATGGTGCTTGAACATTTCCCATGCATCGATTGAGCAAGGTAAGATTTCCACCTTGATTTTGGGTCGTTGAAGTGACCCCCTTGGTAACACTTCTTGTGCCACCGTGTCATATACCCAATCGGGTTGTAACCAATCAATAATATCATAGTGACAAGACGCAAGAGTAATCCGTTGTATATTGTGTTTTCTAACATACTTAGAAAATGCTAAAGAACATGACTTCGCAACATTTCGATCTACTACTGAGGTGAACTCATCAATCACTGCACCATCTTTTATCTTTCTAGAAAGGTCTGCACGAAATGCCTCACCGTTCGACAACACATGGTATGGTCTCATCCAAGATGGTACTGTGTTGAACCCCACCGCACCAAACTTTTCAACTGCATCGTCGGCACTATCAAAATGAGATGCCACAGATTTGACCTTTGACCAAAATGGATTTGACGTAGAACCAAACTCTTTGAGTAAACTTGATTTACCAGAACCTGAAGGACCCACAATCAATCCGATATTGTATGGTTGATCGATATACATTTGCCTATCAAATGTAGAGATTTGTGGAATATCAAATTTACTGATGCCACTAAACTCATAGTCAAACATCCGACTTAGTTCAGTAGTGATTTCATCCGGTGTTACACCAATTTGTTTAGTTTTCATTTCGCAATCCTACTAAAATTTTTGTGCTTCTCAAATCGAATGACTGACCTAAACTTGTCATACAAAATGTCACCTTTATGTGATATAACAAACACATTTGTATCATCTAAAGATGAATGTATCAGTTTGAGAAACTCGTCACACCCATTGGTATCAAGTGACGCATCAAACACTTCATCAAGAACCAACAGGTTGGTGTTGGTTGAGTTCTTCAGTTTTGATACTGCTCTCCAAGTAAACAGTAGTGCCAAGTCAATTCGCATCTTCTCACCTTCAGAGAATGATGCATAGGTAAAGTCATCACGATGCCTAGATAGAATCTTCTCGTCAAAGTTCTCGTCTAGTTCAAACTGCACAAAGAACTCCATTGCCGCTAGATACTTATTCACCAACTTGTTGATGATTGGCACATACTGTTTGATAATGCGTGACTTAACACCACTGTCTTTCAGTAAAACAGATGCGATGTCTAGGAGTTCCTTTTCCCCTAATAAGGACTCTTTCTGTGTTCGGTAATCTGTGAGTTGTGTCTCAAGTTCAGCAATCTTTGAATTTTCTGAGTCGAGAACAGTGTTCTGTAGGTTTTCGATTTCATCTTGAACCGTTTGGATGTTTGCATCAATGTCACGAGTTCGCTTGTATAGTAAGACCCCTTGTTGAGTTTTCTTAGAATGTTCTTCCGCTTTAGTTTCAATCGAGTCAAGTTGTCCCCGAATCGTGTCCCATTCAGATTTTGTGTCTCTGCTCTGATTCTGTAAATCAATAATCTTGCTCTTTCGTTGGGCGGTATGTGTTGCGGCAACGAGTTCATCCAGTTCTTGCTCACAAGTCGGGCAGTGGTCGTTATCCTCATAGAACTTTATCTCTTTGTTGAGTCGTTTGATTTCATCTTCTAGACGTTGCTCTGCTCTTTCAACTTCCCGAATCTGATCTCTAAGTCTTTCTGTGTCTCCAATGTTTTCTGCGAGAACTTTGACTTCTTGTGCCAGTTGCTTTCCTTGTTTGATGATTTCTGTTTTTTCATCTTGATACTCTTTGATTAGTTCCTGTTTTACCTTTACACCGTCTTTCTGTTGCTGTTGCTTCTCTTTCAGATTCTGCTTTTGAATCTGTAATCTATCATCTGAAAGTTTGATGTTGTAGTCAACATCGTTGCGCTGACCTTTATTGGTTGCGATACGTTCTTTGAGCAACTGCCCCATCGACGAGAAGATGCCGATGTCGAGCAAGTCTTCAATCACCATTCGACGGTCTGCTGCTTTGAGTTGCATGAACGGAGTGAATGACGCATTGCCAAGAATCACAATCTGCGTAAACGACTTGAAGTTCAGTCGTAAAATTTGTCGTTCTAGTGTATCTTGATAATCTCGCTTTGATCCAGGTTGGTTAAGTAGTTTGTTATCCTGATAGATTTCAAACTTAGCAGGTTTCTGCCCACGCACCACCTTGTATTTCCGATTGCCAATGTGGAACTCAATCTCAACCAAACAATCTCTCTCATTGATTGAGTTAATGAGTTGCCCTTTCTTAACTTTTCGGAATGGTTTGTCAAACAGAACAAAACAAAGTGCGTCTAGAATAGTGGACTTACCCGCACCGTTCTCACCGATAATCAGTGTGTTTAGTGATCGAGTAAAGTCAACCTCTGTAAAGTGATTTCCAGTTGAAAGTAGATTCTTCCAACGAATCTTTTCAAAGATAATCATTCGATATAAAGTGCCTCAGTATACAAATCATTCAACAAACCAGACAGTTTCTTTTTATCAACATCTGATTCTATACCATCAACATACTTGTTGAGAATTGTCAGTGTGTCTTCGGCATCCATAATCTCTTCATCTTTTTCCAAATCCAAGTTCTTATTATCCTCAACAATTGTCAGATGTGTGGGGTCACACTTATAGAGTTTGTCGAGGAACTGGTCGAACCAATATGGGTTCTTTTTGGTCTGAACGATGACTTTAATATACTTACCCTTGAAGTGGTCAAAGTCCAAGTTCATCATCTGATCTAAATCATACTGATCATCGTTATACCATACTTTATGGAACATGCGAATCGGATTCTGGATGAACTCCAATTCACGAGTATCTGTATCAAAAATGTGGAAACCACGAGGATCATCATAGTCACCCCAAGTTATCTCATATGGATTGCCCAAGTATGTGATATTGCCCTGTGTAGATTTATGATGGAAGTGACCCGACAATACCATATCAAACTTTTGGAAGTGCTTGATTGGCATCCCGTGGTCACAAGTTTGACCTCGCATCATTTCAAATCCCGCAATCTCAAAGTGACCGAACATCACCTGTGCGTCTGTCTGCTCCATCTTATTGATTGCGGAGTTGTAGTTGGTGTTGTTTATCCACGGCATCATCAGAATCTTGAGACCGTCAAATGATGCCTCTTGTGTCTCCCAATAAATTTTACCTACGGAACTACCAAAGATTTCACGCATTGCATTGATATCATTTGTATTTCGGTAGGGGATGTCGTGGTTACCGACAATACAGTGGAAGTTGATGTTTCGATCTGCCATTGGTTGCACAAAATGATCCCTAAATGATCTGAGTGTAACATAAGAAATAAACTTTCTCCGATCAACAATATCTCCCAAGTGAACAATAGTGTCAATGTCGTGATCATCAATATAAGGAAAAAACACGTTATCATAGAAGTCAGTAAAATAGTCAGTAAATACCTGAGAGTCATTTCTTGCCCCCCAATGCGTGTCGGTGATCAGTGCGATCTTCATCCAATTCCCATCTCTTTACGAATCTTGGTTGCTGAAATTTCTTGGATTTCTTTTGGCAACACAACCTCTTCAATCTTATAACCAACATCTCGCCCATACACAATATTTGTAATATTAGGCACTTGAATTATTCTAAACCTATCCCCATATAAAGGAAACAACGCATCAATAATTCTTGACTTGACAAAATCAAAGTCGAATGGATTCTTACCATCGACCCCCTGTACATCCCTTACCATAATCTGAACTTGACCTGCACGTTTCAGAGACTCCTCAAACAGTGTCTGATGCCCCTTGTGCCACGGTTGCCACCGCCCAAGCATTTGGACTGTCGGTGCTTTGTTGTTCCACACATATGGTTCAATCAAATGTTCTACCCTGTACGGATTCACAAAGTCCCATTCAGTCAAACGCAAGTCATACTTGGTTGGTTTTTGGAACAGTAAATTAGTATCATTATACCTACCTTTTTCGATGGTGTCAACCCAAATCGTAATATCGGCATTGAATAATTCACGCAATTCATCAGTTGGACACACGAAATCACAAATGACATGATTGCCACCACTCGCAACCACTTCTGACATTTGTGCCATTCTTTTTGCTTGACGTTCTCTCCCTTCAGGTGAGAAGTCCCAATCCTCGTACTCCTCACGCACTCTATCGGCATTGAACCAAGTCACACGGTCTGACCCCATCAATGAAATCACTTGCTCTGTGAGTGTGGTCTTACCCGCACCCGGTAGACCCATAATCAGAATTCTCTTACCTCGTTCCATCTTCTTCCTCTACAAATTGATCAACAGTCGATTTACGTTTGATTCGTTTTTTACGCTTGTTCTCTTCAAAGTCGAGAATAAACTGATTCATATATTCTTCTGACCACTCACTTTGCTTGATGCTATCATCATACATTTTGACTCCATCGGAATCGTGTGCTTGAGTTTCAGATGTCTGATCAAACACGTTGACATGTTCAGTCAGTTTGTATTTGGTGTACAAATGTTTTTTTTCTTTTTGGATTCTTCGTAGGAATGCATAGTAAACAATCTGTGTGAAGTATGCAAATGGGTTCTTCGACTTTTCTGGATTAAAGTTATCAATGTACTGTAAACAGTTCTCAATGCCATCACTCACCATTTCTTCTTTAAAACTGTAATTCATGAAGTTTGGTTTGTGTGCGAGGTGAGTTGAAATCTTCATAATACAAGATGCAACATATGTCGGCACAACAGGACGAGGGTTGCCCTTTTCCTTTGCCTCAATAACACTTTCTTTGTATTCAATCATTGCAACAAGAAACTGTTTATTGTCAACATAATTTTGACGGACTCGTTTCTTTTTTGGTTTTCCGGTTGACAAAACTTAACTCCTCGTGTATAATAATAATGTTCCATCGGCAGATAGTATCAATGTACCGTGTTTGCCGATATTAATTTTTTAGAAATATCTGAGTTTACTTCATTCAAGTATTCTTCAAGCACTTCATCTTCCTCCCCATCATTAATAATTTCATCATCCGATTCTTCAATAGAACTGAAGTAAAACTTATTCATTTCATCTTGTAGTTTTGACATTGCAATTACATGATCAAAGTAGACAGTCACAACAGAAGATTCAGCAAGAGGAATCCAATAACTCAATCCCATAGACATGCGATTATTTTCTGGAACAAAGTTATAGTTTACCTTTAAAGGATTACTGATGAAATACATTTGGTTTTCATTATCTTCTTTCTCTATCTTACAAATGATATCTTCACCATTCGTTAATTTCATATAAAACACATCACTCATTGAAGTCTACCTTATAAGTTTTGAATTCAAACATTTCTTCTTGATACATTTTTAATCGAACCGATAGATGCCTGAGAGAATGATTCTTTTTCTTTTTATATGACAGGTCATCTGCGATATCATACAATACTGCTTGTTCTTTGTGTTCCGATTTACGCAATCCCCGACCTATAGATTGAAGATTACGAACACGAGATTTGGAAGGACTAGCAAAAACAATATTGTGCAAATTACGAATATTGATACCTGTACTAAAAGTACCATAGGACGCAACAATAATTGCATCCTTTTCGTTTTCTGTGATTTCCCGTATTTTCTCTCTCGTGTCGGCATCTGTCCCACCATGCACAAAGAAGATATGACGACCATCTTTTGCATGTTCTTGTATATCATTGTACAATATTTTACCGTGTTTGTCAACCAATTTGAACAAAACGAGTGAGTTTCCTTTGAGGGATAATGCGAGGTTTCTGATGAATTTATTTCTTTTGTCATGCGAATGTATGAACTCCATCTCATCTTGATACAGCGAGTTACTGTAGTTCTTTCTTGTTTCGATGTCATATCGCAGTGCAATCACCTTGATTTTGAAAGGTGACAATGAACCCTTTTCAATCAGTTCCTTTGTCTTGACGACTTGCTTGACAGGACCGAACAGTCCCTCAAGTACAAGTTTGTGTGTTTGTGCTCCATCTAATGTCCCGGTCAAACCAAACCGATATTCAACATCCACCATCTTATTCATGATATTAGTCAACGATTTTGATTTGAACAGATGTGCCTCATCACCAATAACACAACCAAAGTGTTGAAACCATGACTTTGGCATCTTGTGTATGGATTGCCAAGTAGTGACAGTCACTGGTTTGACTGTGGATTTATCTACGCCCGCCATGATACCCTTGAGCATAGAATCTGGCATACCATAGTCGATGAAATCTTTGACCATTTGATGCACAAGAGATACCGTTGGAACAATGATAAGGATGCGATCTACTGCTTGTAGGTAATAGGTTGATATTAAGTATGCAATCAAAGATTTACCTGACGCAGTAGGTGAAAGCAGAAGTGCCCTTCTCTTGCGTATCGCATGGACAAATGCTTTGATTTGATAGTCACGAGGTTTAAGTTTTAGGTTGAGTTTTTGAATATACTCTTCTGCTTCAGCAATAGAAAACTCATCGTCGTACACTAGGTCATCATGAAAACTTATGGTGTATTTTCTGCTTTCACTAAACTTTGCTATGTACTGGAGTAATCCTTTGGGCAGTGTCTTATTTATATTATTAAGAAGACGTATCTTACCATCCCACATTTTGTTTCGATATGCGGGCATAAACCGTGCACCTGGGATTTCAAAAGTAAAATAATCGACGAGTTCACGAAACGTGCCTCCTTCGGCACGAACACGAACAAATGCTTCGTCTATCGGTTCGACCGTGATATCAGTCTTGTGCGAATTTTGTAAGTTCTCGCCATTTAATCGCATTATTAATTTGATATCCACGGGCATTGATCATCTTGAGAATCTCTTGCACCACTTCAATCTTTTCCTCTGTATATTCAATTTTCTTATCAAGTTCAATCATTTCATCATCAGTGTCAATATACTCTCTCACATCTTGCTTCATTACTTTATGAACCCACGGTTGACGATCAATATCAGCAAGGTCTTCTGGGCTGTTTAGATTTCCAAGATAATACTCACGCAATACCTTTTGCAGATTCTTTCTTTCAATCTTGAGTTTACGCAACGTCAATCTAGATTGAGATAAAATCTTCAAATACTTATTATGTAAACTTGGAATTTTTAAGGATTCAGAATCAAGATATACATCGTCAAATAGAGCGTCTTTACGCCACTCCTCAATAATCTGGTCTAATTTCATTACAATACTTCAATCTCATATTTTCTATAGGCAAACTGTACCGATGCTTCTAGGTACTCCACATCGGTTAGTGTAGCATCAAATTCTAGTGCTGTCAATGATGTGGGAAACATATCTAAAAATTTTATGCGAATAGACGGGTTATTAGCACTTGTTAACACTGACAATGCACCATCCGACAGTTGGTTGATTACTTCAGATGTCTTTGAAGTTTTGGGTGAATCTTGCGATTTTGCCCAATCTAAAGTCTGTTGAAAACTATCTGGACGACCCAGTGCATGTAACCAGTTGTAGATTTCAATATAGTTTCTCATATTTTCGTTGACCCGAAATCGAATAACGACAGGTCCAAATCTCAACTTTGACCCTGGGTTTTTGAGTGCAACAAATGGTGTTTGTGTTTCAAGTTCATCAATTGACATTTCAGGTAATGTAACTGCCTGACAATAATATATCACGCTAGGTATCCGATTGATTGTCAAACGGAATCCAAGCGGAGAAAGAAAGTTCAAAGAATCGGGTTGTGATGCCAACGCACCAATCGATACGTTTGCAGATACATTTACTGCCATATGTCACCTCTATACTATTTAGGCATAAAAAAAGGGGGTCTTGCGACCCCCTCATGCTTGGTGTTCCCAAGTCTTATTATTTTACATCAGGTTGGATACTGCAACCAATCTGTAGTAGATGTTACGCAGATTTGGAGTTAGACCAGAACCAATTGCACCATTAGCATCAACGGTTGCAAATGGATTTGCTACGATACCATAACGAGTCTTGAATCCAATCTTAGGTTGGAAAGTATCTTCACCAACCGCACGAACCATCTGGAGTGGGACGTATGGGCAGTAGAAAAGACCTGCGTCAAATGCTGACGAACCTTTATAACCGACTGTAAAGTATTGGTTACCTGCTGAAGAGTCAAAGTACGGATCAACATAGACACGGATACGACCATTCAGTACACCGGCAAATGTGTTGCCTGTGTCGTCAACGTTCAGGTTGTTTGCAAGAGCAGGAGCATAGTCAAGGACACCTGCCATCTGAAGTGCTGATGCTACATCAGAACCACAAATGAGGATGTTACCCTTACCACGACGAGTCTGCTTGGCAATCTCGTTTGCTTCACGTTCGATTTGGAACATGAGACCCTTGAACTTCTCAACCATCCAACGACCGTTTGAATCAACGTCAAGGTCAAACGTTCCTGCTGTAGTTACGTTGTCTTGAGCACCTGCTTGTGCAGAGAAGTTGATTGTACGAACAACTTCACGGTTGATTTCCGCAAGGATTTCGGCAGACAGAATGTTTGAAAGTTCTGTCTCTGCGTCAAGACCATGAATTGCTTTTAAGTCTTGAGCAAGTTCCATTGTGTACTCTGCTTTGAGTGCACGAGAAACCGCAGTTACTGAAACCTTCTCTACTGAGAATGCCATTTCTTGGAATGCGTTAGTCGCAACATCACCTCGTGCTTCTGCTGCTGCGTTTGTCATACCAGTAGATACGGTGTATCCAGTACCAGTTGCCGCAACAGTACGAGTTGTTGGGTCAGAAGAAGTCTGTGCCTTACCACCAGTTGTGTTTGCAACTACGAGACTAGATGCTGTGTTACCTACTGCTGAACGAGAGAACGTAGTGTTCGCTTCATTGTACAGTGCCTCTGTGCCTGACTGTGTAGAGAAACGTGAACGTAAAGCAAAGATCAATCCAGTAGGACCTGTCATTGGTTGTACGCCACAGATATCATATGCGATCAGATTTGGCATAGAACGACGAACCAGTGAAATAAGAACTGGATCGAAAGAATCAATACCTGTAGCACCATCGCCATATGCGTTAGCAGGTGCTGCTTCCCCTAAAAGTCCGGGGGCAGAATATCCACCAGAACCTTGTCCCTGCTCACGAGCAGAGTGTTCTTGGTTTTCTAATAGTTGTGCTACTACGGAGCGACGATGAGCATCATTGATCTCTGGGAGATCGGGATGATCAAGCACCGGCTTCCACTTTGTAGTGATTGCTTCATTGAGCGAGTGCATTGTGGTTCTCCCTATTTGTTTTGTTCCACATTTACTTGTTTATTTATATTATTGTCACTTTCTAGTAACTTGTCTTGCAATGACAGATGCATATGCAGACATCGTAGGATCAGTTACTTCATCGGTCTCCTCAGTCAAATCAATTGCCTCATCAACACCAGTAATTGAGGTTGACTCAGTGAATGCTTCTTTGTCACCAAAATAGGTTTCCTTGATGGTTTCCAATTTTGAAGCAAAGTCGTCTTCGTCAACATAATCAACACCCTCAGATAGAGAAGCAAGTTTGTCTGCTTGATTCTCTGAAAGTCCTTTACTCACAGCAGAAACGATCTGCTGACGCTTAGTACCTGTAAACTCTTTCTTGAGAGAGATATTCTTTTCAATCTCTTCATTTAGAGATGCAGTAAGTTCTTCAACTTTATCTGTTAGTTCTTCAACAACATCAACCTTCTCTTCTGGAATGTCAATATAGTGTTCTGCAAACAAGTTGCGGAGTCCTGACAAGAAGTCATCTACGAGTTCTGATTTGACACCACGCTCTACTGCGAGTTTGTTTTCTTCCATCCACTCTTCAACAACATAGTCAAGATATGCGTCAACCTTTTCGGTTAACTCTTCGTTTATCTGATCAATTTGCTCTTGGAGTGCGATTTCTGCTTGTGAAGCAAGAAGTTCTACAGATTCGTTAATCTTAGAAACAACTGCTGCTTCAAACAGAGTTGTTGCTTTTTCTGTAAATTCTTCGGAAAGATCAGTTCCCTCAAAGATTTTCTTAATATCCTCTCCGACATCAACGTCTTCACGGTTATACTTCATTTCTTTAATTTTTGAATTGCCTTGCATAACAGGAGTCATGTCACCTTGTGACTTGTCCTGTGGACGAGCAACCTTCTCTTTATGAACACCCTCTGGATGCATACCCTCTGGATGCATAGCGGCATACATACTACCCATTGCCGCTTTGAGTTCATCAACTTTCATGTCTGCCATTTTATTGACCATTGCGTTGATCATACCAACTTTTGTGCCTGGTATTTTCATTGGTTTCTTGTCACCCTCGTTATCATCTTGGGGACGGGCAACACTGCCAGTTGCTACAGGGTCTGGCACTTCAGACGGATCACCAAACGATGCTTTCTTAGATGAATTCATCATTTTCTTACCATTCTTGTGTATCCCTTCATTATGAGTTTCCATGATATGGATTTCCATATCTTCTGTTGGAACCTCACGCTCAATGCCGTGATCGAACTCGACATCATACCAAGCAACATAACCGTTGTCATCTGGAACAGCATGTGATTCGTAAAGTGGTTTGCCCATACCCCACACTGGATGTTCTACAACAACCGCACAGTCATGGGTCTTTGAGTGGCAAAGTTCCCTTTCCTGATCTGACATTGTTTTTCTCCTATCAGAATTCATTTATGATATTATTTATAAAATGTTAAAGTTTCCGCAATTTCTGCAAAAAGTCTTCAAATACCTGCATTGTTGCTTCTTCTTTCTGACGCTTGCGAATAGACTCATTGATTTCGTCACGATAATTGACAATATCAACTTCTTTGATGATACCGTTGTCCCAAACCCATTCTTTGCCTTCCATAATGCCTTCTACAAAAGCATTTGGTGCTGATGGGTCAGCAACAATATCACCTGCAGTCGCAAGGTAGAAATCTTTTTGTACTTCGTTCGCTCCATTCTTTGCTTTGAGTGAACCCATACCCCTTGATGATACACCCAATGTCGCATCCTCATTCATCAAATTTTTGACGATGTTGCCCATTGGAGTGTCCATAATTTTTGCTTTACCCTTGAAATTGTCACCATCACGATACAACTCTTTGATCATATGCGATACACGATCAAGGTTGATGGTTGGACCTTGGGGATGCCCTAACTCACCATACGCACGATTCTTTTGAATATACTCTTTGTTGTAACGATCAACTTCACGCTCAAGAACGTCAACAGGATAAATTCGACCGTTGCGGTTCTTTTGATTGCCTTGCATGAAAATGCCTTCGATAAAGTAACTCTTATCACCGTTCTCTTTTGCTTCGGTAACAACTTGGACTTCTTCAATGACTTCGGTAATAAGTTTCATTGTTATGACCCCGACTGCTTATGGAGTTTGACCGTCAATGTACCATTACCAATACCAACCTTTGTAATCACAAGGTTAGACTGTGGATCACCGCCCGACTCTAATCGAATGTTTTCTTCTTGATAATCTGTTGTATTGACACCAGTAAACGAACCAACTAAGTTCGCACCACGAGAAACGTCAAAACCACAATTATTTGCTGCACAAATAACTTTAGCAATATGCATCGCAGTAACAGTTTCACCTATGGCATTTGCCGCAAGATGCACACCCGCAGATGGTCTATTTAGATCAATCGATGCTGTTTGATCAGTGTGAATAGTTACATAACCACTACCGCCATGATTAACACCCTTTATTTGATTTGAGGTAAGTCTTGTAATTGCCATCGTTATTTACCTACACTAAATGCAAAATCTGCCATTTTCATAAAAGCAGAAGGTCCCTTATCTAACTGCTGTGCAAAACGTTTCTGATTCGTATCGTTTAGATTATCGTGAACCCGAACCAGAGCATTAGCAGTCGTCATGTCAACTTTTAGTGACTTATTATTTTTGAACTTAACTGTCTGTGCTGATTTATCTTTGACAATTTTTCTCAATGTTTCAAGAACACCTTCAGACAAATCAACCTCTTTGTCCATAAATGCTTCTTTGAACGACTTAGCACTCCCACCTTGTGGAATTGGTTTCATTTCACCCGCAGTGCTTGGGTCAAATCCCTTTTGCGGAACAGAAGAAATCTTGCTAGAGGAAAACTGTGCATCAGTAGCAACAGGATGATCAGTTTTTATAACTGCATGTTGATCCGCAAAGTCTTGCTCACCCTTTGATCGATACTTTTTTTTGCGTGTTGCTTCTTCGTCATCGACAGGTTTGTTAACGTAATCGTCTGCTGATCTTTCAGTCATCAGTTGACGGAATGTCTTCGACATGTGTAACCTCCTGATCGTTAAACAGTCCAGTAGCAACTTCAACTCTCTTTAATGCCACTGCGTCTTTTATTTTATCCATGAGTGCAACATGCACCTCATCTCTAAACTCTGTTGTTTCACCATTGACTGCGTGTTGAATTGCTGACTCAATGCTCATATTTTATTCCTTACAACGAAAATATTTTAGTTGATGCATTACTGAATGTTACAGTAATATCACCACCAGATGGCGTAACAGGTAAACCAGTTGCTGAATCAATGTAAGCAATTAGTCGTGAAGATGCCTGATTTGCCAAACTACCTTCAGCATTACCAACATTGTGATAAAGCACTAATGCCTCTGATTGATCACCCGTTACGCTAGAAAAAACCGCATCAGTTGCATCAAATATACCACTAGTTGTAGATTTACCTGCTAAGTTAGCGGTTGCTACGATAGCAGCATTTGCAATATTCGCACGATTTTCATGAGATGCATTGAAGGTATAATCGCCAGTATCAACAAGACAAATTGTAATTGTGTTTGATGACAAGTTCAAATTGCCATTAAGGAAATCTTCTTTTGCCTTAGTGTAAAGTTGATTTGCCATGCGTAATTCTCCAATTCCTCACTCTATTTATAACTAAGAGAAATAGGGCAGTTTATAATTTACACCACCAATATTGAGTGTGATAAACCCTACTGGATTGACTAGTGCCTTATCTTCTAAATCAACGTTCTGCTGTGTCGTGGTGATTGAAGAAGCATCTGCTGTAACTGACAGATTTGCAGATTGAAATCGGTCTGTAATCGCTAGATTTGTATTTGCTAATGCTGCTTGGAATGTTGCATTAGATGCGAATGTTGCTTCAGGATTACTATTAATATTGACAACATTGACACCCGTGTTAGATGCGGTGATTGTTGCACCAACAAAGTTTAGTGTTGTTGCAGATGTAACATCCACCCCTTCTTCTTGAATCGTAATTGTGGTGGTTACCGTATTGCCAACAAATTTACCAGACGTTCCATCATATTTGAGAAAGAAGTTATCATTGAGTGCCGACTGACGATTGACATCTGATAGTTCACGGATTTGGACAGCACCACCACCACCTGAACCTGATGCTTGCATCTTCGCACGAGTAACTTGTGCTTCAATCTCAGATTTGAATCCTTTGAGGTTATCTTCAATACTCTTACGAATTTGATCTGTGTCAACTAAAGTGCCATCACGACCTGATGGACCTTCCGGTCCTTGTTTGCCTTCAATGCCCTGTGGTCCCCGTTCGCCTCGTTCGCCACGATCACCCTTTTCACCTTGTATGCCTTGGATACCCTGTTCACCTTGGATACCCTGATCGCCCTGATCACCCTGATCACCCTTGGGTCCAATTGGACCTTGGGTTCCTCGTTGACCTTGGATGCCTTGTTCGCCCTTCTCTCCACGATCACCTTTGTCACCTTTGTCTCCCTTCTCACCTCTGGGACCAATCTCACCTTGCTCACCAATGGGACCTCGGTTGCCCGGAATACCTTGACCCCCTCTGGGACCAACGACCTGACCGACTTGGATTTCTTCACCATCATTGAATTGAATGAAAAGATTATCTTCATGGATGTATGCTTTATCGACAGCACGACCATCGTCACCCTTGTCACCTTTATCCCCAATGGGACCTTTGGATTCAATCGTGACAACTCTGTCGGGACCCGGATCACCCTTCGGTCCTGGAGGACCAGGCGGACCCTGAACACCCTCTATTAGAGATGTGCGAGTAAACTCTAAAAGTTGTTCCTCAAACTCAACACGAACATTATCAATCTCTCTTCGTGCGAGTTGAAGTGCTGCTTTTAACAGTTTTGCTTGGTCTATTTCATTCATCGTCTACGGTTTCTTCAAACAAGTCATCGATGCCCGCCTCTTCTAATATTTGAGACATACTTTCAACAAGTTCTTTCTCTTCCAGAGTCGGTTCGGTATTCGCAACAAATGGTTCTACGGTGTACTCTTCTCTTTGGTCTTGACCGACTCCCATATCTGCGAGTTGTTCGTCACCATCACCTTCTTCTGCTTGTTCTTTATCTATCTCTTTATCCATACCCGAAATTTCTTCTTCGGACATACGGAGAATATTAGAACGAACCCAACGCTGTGAAAAATACTTACCTGTGTACTCATCGATTTCACGGAGTAGAGACAAACGTCCTGTCAGAATTTCTGTCTCTTTGAGTTCAGAAAAATGGTTGTCTTCAACATAATCGTAACGAATACGCTGACGCATCTTTTTGAATTCTTCACGAGTCACAACACCCTGAAGTGTCAAATGAATTTCAAGTAGATTGTCAAACAACATTGAGAAACGACTACGCAATCGGTTCACAAACTTGGAAAACTTCAGTTCGTCTCGTGTGATTTCAGACGCACGACCTAAATTAAATGCATTATCTTGCTCAATACGAGATGTAGGAACATTAAGTGCTTTATAGAGTTTCTTACGGAAATAATCTACATCATCCATCTCACCCAAGTTCTGACCACCGGGTAAAGTTGTAATCTCTGTACCCCGACCACCTTCACGACGAGGCAACCAGAAATCCTCCATCATTGTCATCATCTTACGGTCATCACGGACTTGCCCTGTTTCCAAATCATATACAAGTTTATTCTTGTGCCGTGTCATCATATCACGCACATATTGCTCTGCCTTCATCTTCGGTAAGTTACCTACATCGATATAGAAGATTCGACGTTCGGGTGCACGAGATAAACGATAGATAACAACCGCATCTTCCAACATACGCAGTTGATTTAGTGGTTTGATTGCTTTGTGTAAATACGATAGTGACATACTGTTTCTCTGATCCATCAGACCAGATGTCACATGACAGATTGAATCTGTAGAAACCTTAATAGCAGTTTGAGTCGTACTTGTTAAACCTTTAGGTGCATACAAGTAGTATTCGTTGTATCCGGGATGATTTGCTTTCTGTGTGTCTTTTATGGACTGTTTTTTGTCTCGTTTTGTTTCACGAACTTTACGAATCTTACGGGGGTCAATATAACGGAGGTCTTTAATACCTTCTCTTGGATTCTTCACGTTGATCATAATGTGGTAATACAATCGACCGTCCACATAGAAGTTGCGGAAGATGTCATAAGCACGATCAGCAAAGTCCAAAGTAGAAAGTAATACTTGAAATTCTTGAGAGATACGTTTTTTGATAGCAGATGATGCGTCTACATCATCTAATACAATTGATACGGGGTCTTTACGCTCATCCATGACAATTGCTTCGTTGATAACATCATCAACTGCCATATCACATTCAGGTTGCAGTGACATCTCACGATATTTTGTAACAAGTTCTGCTTCACTTTTTGAA